TGGCATCGGGCAGATACCGCAGCTGAAGGGCCTCCCAGAAATGGATCCGGTAGATTCGCCGGGCGTCCTCTTCTGAAAGGGAGAAGATGTCATCCGCGTCCACATCCCCATCTTTATCGATGTCGGCCAGCTCCGGGGCCAGAGTTTTGAGGAACCGGAAACTGATCCCGTACTTGGTCGCGCCGCCGGGGTCTTTGGGGTCATTCACGAACCCGCCCTCCCATTGGAGGATAAAGTTCAAAGCCTGTTTTTTGCTCATTGCTCACCTCACACCAATTGTTTCAACAAGGCCACGCCCATGGCCAGCTCAGCAAACCCAATGGGCACCACGGTCAACCAGACTCACTTGATGTGACCCCGCGGGCAGGAGGCCTGAAAGCCTTTCATGCTCACCAGCATCCCGTCGGGTCCGCAGATCATGTCCCATTTCCGCCACAGGTCCTCGACCTGGCCGTCCAGTTTTCCGATGCGTTCATCCTGGACCGCTATGCGGGAGATGGCCTCGGCGATCCCGGCCAGGTCCCTGCCCTGCTGCTCCAGTTTTTTTTCAATGTTGCTCAGCCTCACCAACTGGACATCTTCTTCCATGCTCATTCCTTAGCGTTTATGAAAGGTCGGTCGAATATCCCGCTCCACTTCCAGGTCCCAGGTCTGGCCGTCGCCGTTCAGGGTGCGCAGCATGCGCCAGGTGTTGTCGTGAAAGCTCAACACATCCCGATAGGCCGGGGTCGGCACATCACTGCACCGGACGGAGACCACGGCCGTGGCCCGGGCGCTGGTGTGATCGTCCACATGATCGAGATTGCCGCCGTAATCGATGTCCGCCAGGATCTCGACCCCGTTGTATTCAATGGTTTCATCCAGCTGGGCGCACAGCTTGTCGGTCACGCCCGGGAAATTATCCGCATACCCCATGATTAACTGGCCGCCGTGCAGTCGATCAGATAGCCGCAGGCCTTGGAGATCTCGCTCTTGACGGCATTGTCCTTGTCATAGGATGCCAGAAAAGCCTCGGCGGTGTCGTGACGGACCCGGAGAATATCGCTGCGGACCTCGTCGCTGTAATACTCCTCAACGATCACCTCTTCGGACGCGCCCTCGTTCCACAGAAAGGTCCGGCCGATGCACGGTTCGCTGATGTCGCCATCGGATGTGCGGCAGAGCATGGCGTACTGGGAACCCCAGATATCGCCAAGGGAGGCATCCTGACCGCGCTTGGCGGAATTGTAGAGCGCACCGGCCACCAGAATCCGTTCCACATCAAAATAGGTTTTCAGGTGTTCGATGGTGATCTGGCCGGTCTTGGCCGAATCGGGAAACAGTTGATAAATTTGGGTCTTGACATCCGCATTCTTACCCAGATTCATGAATGCCGAATAGTTGAGGACCAGGCAGTTGGCGATGATGCCGTTGCCGCGGAGGGAATCCTTGCCGGTGTCCACATCGGCCTTGGGTTTGGCATCGGCCACGGTAGACCAGGCTGTGGCTGCATTGTGGGCCATGAAATTGCCGGCATTGAAAATTTTGGCAGCCACGCGCTTTTCCTGTGCCCTTAAAATGTTGTTCATCAGAATATTGGCGATAACCAGTTCGTAATTAAACTTATTGCCGTAGATGGCGGCATATCGTTCATCAATCCGGCGCTCCAGACCGTTTTCAGCGGTCTTGTAGTAACCGTCCTCAAACTCGTCTTCGGACCGGTTGTAATGGCCGAGGGGACCGCGTTTGGTATCCAGCAGGTTAAACAGGGCCTCTTTGGGAATCACCGGATAGGTGGCCGTATTTTCCGGCACGCCGAATATCGGCATGACTTCCAGGCCGATATAGCCTATGGTGGGCGCGTTCTGCATGGTTTCCCAAACCGCCTGCCCCAGATCGGGACGCTGCAATGTGGTGTCGCTTGTGGGTCTCATGATTTCTTCATCCTCTTTGTTCTAAATTTTCAGATATCAAACCTTATACAGGGTAAAGGGGTTATGCAGCCAAAGTGGCGCCGGTGTATTCAATCCAGACCCCGTAGATGTAAACGGCATCTCCATCATTGGTGCCGCCGAGGGGCAAAACTACCGTGAGCGTGCCGGGGGCCGCTAAAACGCCATCCGCTCCGCAGGTAAAAACCAGCTCTGAAGCGGCCTGGGTGATTGCCTGGGCCGCCGTATCCTGAATATCAGCATTGGCGGTATCCCCAACCGCACAAGGGAAAACCTCGCAGTCAAGGGTCAGTGAATCCAGATCCGCCGATTTCCCGGCCAAAACATGCACGGTAATATCCGATGCGTCATCGAGATCTTGGGGGACCGGGATGGTAAAGCCCAGGCTCTCCCCGGATGAACAATCCACCGGAATATTGATGACCTGTTCTTTGTCCGCCAATTGAGCGATGCCCGCGACGGTGGTGGCCTGTTTGGTCAAAACCGTGCCGTCTTCCATGGTGATTGCCCCGAGGGGAATCGGAAGGGTCTCCTGGGCGCTCTGAATGTGCTGGTAAATTTCCGCCAGAGCCGCTTCCACGGTCGTCGCTTCCGTGAATCCGCCGCTATCGGCGACCGAAACCGTTGCGGCCGTGGACGAGAGGACCGGTGAGATGGCAAACTCAATGATATCCCCGGCGGCGGTGGCCGCTTCCATGGCCTTGCCGATGGCCGACCCGCTGGAAGTATCGGAGATCTTGCCGTCGGCTGCGCCGTACAGGGTCGCACCGATGGCAAAGGTATCGGCGGCCACGCCCAGAAAGGTGCCGGAATCCGTGAACATCCGGACGGCAATCGGATCTCCATCCTTTTCAGCGCTCATCGTAATACCGATGGCCGCTTCCCCGGCGTCGGCATACACGACTTCCGGCGGGCTGGTCGTAGTGCCGGATTCGATCTTGACCCGGCGGTACGCCTCCAGGTCCTCACCGGCGATAAAGGTTCTGTCGCCTCGATTATACACACTCTGCATTTTATCTTTCTCCCTGTCTTTATGGGTTAATGGTTGGGTTACTGTTTCAGCCAGGCCTCATGGAGCTGCGGGTTTTCGGCGGCCACCACCTTGAGGGCGGCCGTGCGCGTGCAGTTGTGTTCTTTGCGGTACCGGTCCACCTCGGTCATGAAATCGGCCTTTTTTTCGTCGTCTTTTTCCTTGCCGGACTGACCAACACTCTCCGGGGTCTGGGTCTCCAGGTCTTCGAGCTGTTTTTGCTTTTGAGTTTTTTCCATTTCAAAGAAGAGCTTGAAGGAGGCATCGACGCTCAGGCCCTCGGTGACGGCCTGGTGTCTGGCTGCCGGGTCCGCGTCTTCAACGGCCAGAATTTCCGTGACGCGTTGGCGCTCGGCAGCGACACCAGATGCGGTGCTGTCGGCAATCAGTTTGTCGGTATCCACCGATTGGGCACCCAGATCCAGGACCTGGTGATACAGATCCGGGTGCTTTTCCTGTAATGCTTTTAAATCCATAAATCGTTCTCCCATTGATTTGGCCAAATGGATGGCGGTTTCAAGTGTTCCGATATGGTCAACCAGGCCGATTTCAAGGGCCTGGTTGCCGATAAATTCCTTGCCGTCGGCCATCTTCAGAACCGTTTCCGTGGAAACGTCCCGGTTTTGGGCCACGGCCTCGACAAAAATGGCGTAGTACTCATCCACCATGGCCTGCAGATATTCCTGGCCCTCTTGGGACAAGGGTTTTTCGTCGCCGGCAATGCGTTTGTAAGTTCCGGCATAGATCTGGGTCCGCTTGATGCCTGCCTGGTCATCCCGGGCCGACCGGTCGAGGTGGGTCAGCACCACGCCGATGGAGCCGATGATGGCGGTCTCGTTGGTAACAATGGCACCGGCGGCCGAACCGATCCAGTAGCCTGCCGACGCCATCATGCCGTTGGCATAGGTAACGATGGGCTTTTGATTGCGACCGGCCAAAACGACGTCGGCCAGTTCCTTGGTGCCGTCCACGGACCCGCCCGGGGAATCCACGTCCAGAACAATGGCGTTGACTTTCGGATTGTCCAGGGCATGGATGACATCCCGCTTGAGCAGTTCGGTGGAGGTGCCGCCGCTGAATGCGGCAAACAGGTTCATGCGCTTCTGGAGGGTCCCGTACACCGGAATCACGGCCACGCCGTCCGTGACGGCATAGGGCTCATCGGCCTTGTTGCCGCTTTTGCCGGTCTCGCCTTTGAATTCGAGTTTTTCCCCGCTCAACTTCGATTCGATAAAGAGGTTGATTTCATCGAGTTTGGCCGGATGCAGCGCCCAGGCGCGGTTTTGGATCATGTCAAAAAAATTCATCTATTCCTCATCCTCGCTGGTATCCGGCGTCGTAACGGTCTGGGGATCGTCTTCCAGTTGCATGTTGATGCCGAATTCCTCATTGAGTTCTTTGATATACGCCTGCTCGATGGCGGCCTGGCGAAGCTTGGCCCGCCAGTTTTCGGACCGTTCGCCGTAAATGTCCGAGTAGGTCTTGGTCCGGTTCGTCAGGCGTTCCGTGTCGGCCTTGGCTTCTTTGCCATGATCGATGGGCCGCAGTTTGGGCGGCATCCAGTCGGTCCGCGTGTAGGCGTACTGGTTGGCCATGAAATCATCGATGGAGGTGACCGGCAGAATCCCCCACAGGGCCGCCTCGTACTG